AAACTTGGGCTGATCTATCTAATTTGAAAGAATTTTCAATTGTCATGTGTTTTATCTTCACCTCATACAAGGAGATAAACATGAGTGTAGATAAAGATTTTGATCCAATTGATTTCAGTCATCAAGCATATATAAATTTTTCTAAAGACTTTGATAACGCTAAGCCATATTCTTCGGAAGCTTGTGATTTATGGCTACATATTAAACACTTTTTAAATGAAGCTGAAGCTAAAGAATTATGCAAATTTAGAGAACATTCATTATTTCAAGCTCAACCAGGTACTGAGTATGATGAAGACATTTGTGATCCTGATCAAGAGATTATGCTTTATAATGATTCAGGTGAACTAATCGCTAGCTTTACATTATGTGACCAAAGATCATTTAAGGCAATAGCTTGTTATAGATCAGATAAGACGGTTGCTTGTTATAGATCAAAATTCTCTTTTAAGTTTTATGCCAAAAACTGCGATAACATAGATCTTTGGTCAATGTCAAATGTTAATAATGCTTTATATGCTGATCGATTTGGTTATTATAAACCCACAGAATGGGATAAAAATAATAATAGATATATTTGTTTGGATAAAATCAATGAACTTGAAAAGCGTCCTAATGGAGCAAGAGATTTTGAAGCCAAAATTTATTCTTATCCTGATAACTTGCCTTATGTAGAATGTGGCTTTTTTTTGAATCAAATAGAGTTTGAAGCGGTGATCGAAAGAATTGTTTCTAAAGATTTCAAAAGACCATCAAACTTTCTAAATGATGTATGGCCATATTATTCTATAACTGAAAAAATCGTTAATAAAATCAATGATATACTTGGGTTAGAAAATATCTCACATTTAAATAAATTGATCATTGCAGAATATATTTTTTACAGTCAAGTTATTAGACGACTAGGGAATCCATATTTTGTTCTAAAATTCCTCTCAACCGAAGAAAAACAATATGATGAGAACGCTCCTATTTTTGAAGCAAACTTTGGCGAGCAATTTATTTCTTTATGTAAAGAAATGGCACTTTTTGTAAAATCAAAAGAATATAGGGTTTCTCAACATTGGCAGTTACAAACACTTATGATGAAAAGAGATGCATTAAAAAAAGTCATCTTTGGCGAAATGAAAGCTTTTGTCGAGTTTATATCTGATCTCTATACACAAGATGAATATGAAGTAGAAACATTGTTTGATAAAGATTTTTTAGATAATTTTATTTTTAAGTTTTTCAAAAAGAAATAAGATCAATCCCATTGGCTGATAAATACTCTTCGCCTGTTGATATCCAACGATTGTCTCGATCTTCATAAATAACGGCTTTAATCCCAGCATGATGAATTAGCTTGGCACACATTAAGCAAGGTGGAGCAGTAACATAAATAGAGCATCCATCAGTTGATATCCCATTTCTAGCAGCATTCGCAATTGCATTAAATTCAGCATGGTGGCAACCTATTTGACTTTCTGATCCGCTTGCTATTTTACATCTATCTCTAAGGCAATCAGCCCCCCCACATAATCCGCTTTGCTTGCGAGCAATCCCATTGAAAGAAGAGATGATAGGCACATCTCCCTTGACTATCACCGCTCCAACTTTTGCCCTGCTACATGGTGAGAGGCTAGCCATGATCTCAGCCATACTCAAAAATGCTTTATCTTTAGCAGTCATAGCAATCATCCTCTTTGGATGCAAGACAAGCGATCTCAGAAGCGAGCTTGATAATCGCTTTAGATCTCTTTCCACACTTGCCTTTATTGCCTACAGCATAGCGACCTAGAGCAAGACAAACATCGCCTTCACTCTTAGCAAGCCATATTTGATAGGCCTTTATCCCATACTCAATTTCATTGCATCCTTGACAGTCAACAAATTGCTTTTTCACTTGCATCACTCCAACCGCCCCAGCTGACGAAATTAAACCTCTCTCAAACTTGCTCTCATAGAAAGCGATGGCAATCATCAGATTTGGATCAACTCCCATTCTATCAGCACTAAATGCGACTTGTTGGCATACTCTCATGCGACTTGGGATTGATTGAGCAATAATCTTTTCCCATCCTAAATCTTGCTTGCCTTGAGTTGGGTTAAAGATCAATCCCATGACAAGCCAACACACATCAAAAAAGTTATTCATCGTCTTCGCTTTCATCCTTTGTGATGTCATCCCAGCTTTCATCATATTCAACGTCATCGTATGATAGGATGATAGGCTGATGATCAAAAATAGCCCTGCATTTGATGCAATAGTGATACTCAATGCTAGAGCCCGCTAAGGTTGACTTTATTGTATTTTTACATCTGAGACATTGCATTTAACTAGCTCCATCGTCTTGGGAAAAAGTGGCTTAGTTATATCATACACGGCTTTAGCAAATTCTTGTATCTCAAATTGAGCATGACTATCTAAACGCAAGTTTAAAAAGTGCATGATTGCCTGAATGCTTGCAGACCAAATGCATTCACTATAAGTTCCAACTGGCAAGATAACGCGAGCTTGTTCCCTACAAACGCCCATATCAAGCAACCGCAAATAATTGTAATAAGCAACTTGATAACCTTGAGCTAGCAATGTCAATGCTTCATCTTCTCGATCATCATCAAGACGACCAAAAGAGCCTTGCCTATTCTTGGTGTCTTGAAGTCTAAAGTAATCAGGATAAAAGAAGCTTTCTTTAATCTCAGTGTATCTTGCTGATTGCTCATTCCATGCACAACCGACTTGATGTTTCATCCATTGTCTTAAAACAAAGATAGGTGCTTTAATCCTAAATTTTACATGCCCATGTCTAAATGGTGATGTATGATCATGCTCCCATAAGTACTTTAAAAGCTTATCATCTCTATCTGTCCATTTATCACTTGATCCAGCATAGGAAACACGAGCAGCATTCACAATTGCTAAATCGTCTCCCATATGATCGACCAATTCAACAAAGCCGTCATTCACATTGATTTTCATTTTCTCTCTCTTTGAAAAAATATTATATAAAATTATATAATATTATGTGTTCTATATACACTCAAAGGAGAATTTTTATGTTAAATTCAGATTTAATAAATCGCATTGCTTGCCTTAAAAAGGTAGTCGATGCCATGTTTCAAGATGATGCTCCAGAGGTTGGGCAAGCTCTCAACTTTTGCATCAATCTCATTTTCTACAAAGAAGAGATGAAAGAAATCAATCAAACTCTATCAGTGCTTGATGAAATCAAAGACATCAAAAACATCTATTCATCACTAAAGGATAAAAAAAATGCTCAATAGATTTACTCTCATTGGAAGACTTGGACAAGATCCACAACTTAAGAAGATTGGCGATAAAGACCTTGCAACCTTTTCCGTTGCCTATAGTGAAAAAGTTAAAGGCGAAGAAAAAACAACTTGGTTCAATTGCGAGGTTTGGGGGGCTTTTGCTAGCGTTGTTCAATCTCAAGCTAAAAAGGGCGATAAGATCACCGTTATCGGTCGTATTGTCATCAATGAACACGAGGGCAAGCAATACATCAAAGTCATCGCTTCAGAGGTTGTTTTTCTATGATGAAGCCCAAAGATCGCAAATCAATATTGAGTCTTTATGTATCAACTAAGCTGATCAGCTTGCTAGATACGATCAGCGATAGACATGCAGTCAAGATCTCAAAACTTGCTGAAAAGATATTGCTTGACGGTCTGAAGAGAGATGAAATTGATTTAGTACTTGAAAGCGATGATGATGATGCTATTGAGAAAATCACAACTAAAATTATCAGAAAGCTTGATCATGGCAAAGAGTAAAACTACTACAAAAATCGATACAGTTGATTCTAAAGCGACCAAAGCAATCGCAAAAAAGCCTTCAGAAGATAAAGCTGAGATCGCAAAAAAGAAGAGGCTTGTGGCAACTGAGCAAATACTTGAGCTTATTTCTCAAGGCCTTTCTCAAACTGATGCGATTTCAGTTGTTGGCATCTCATACAGTACTTTTCACTCATGGATGAAGGCTGATGCTGAGTTAGTGGCTGATGTCAAGAGAGCTGAAATATCCCTTAAACTCAAGCATTTGCAAAACATTCAAAGGCATTCTGAAAACGATGTCAGAGCTTCCCAATGGCTACTCGCTCGAAAGTTTCCTCTAGAGTTTGGAGAGAAGCAGACCATTGACATGAACACTAAAGGCGATGACTCAAAGGTTATCATCAATGTGATTCAGCAAGTGCAAAAAGAGAAACATCATAAATCAATTGAGATCAAGCATGATTTGCCTGAAATAGAAGATCAAAGCGATGAAGAAGATTGATATTGAGCTTAAATTAAATCCTTTACAAGTTGATCTGATTGATAGATTGATCTATTCAGATGATCCATTTATTGCCGTTCGTGCCGGTTGGGGTAGTGGCAAGACCTCAGCCCTTGTCTTCGCCTTGTGGACGTGGTCAAGCATACATCCCAATAAATCATCTCTCTTAGTCACTGATACAGCCCCCCGCTATAGATCTGTTTTAGGCCCTGAGTTGGAGAAGTGGCTTGTGCCTTATGGATGGGTTTATCATCAGCAAGAAGGCAAATGGACAGCCCCAAATGGGCATGTTGTTTGGTGTCGATCTTATTTTAGACCAGGTACAAGAGACGCTACACATAACCCTCTTGAAGGTCTTAATATCACTTCGGGGCTTGCATTGATTGATGAATGTCAAACTCTTTCCGAAGAGGTTGCTCAAAAGACCTTGGGGCGTCTTAGATCAGGTCCATCGCCTAAGATGATCATGGTAGGCTTGCCCGTTTGGGGTGCTTGGTGGGTTGATTTTGCAGAAAAGGCGGGATGCACTCCAATCTTCTATGCTAGCCATGTTAATAAAGCTAATCTCTCAGAAGCTTGGTTTGATGCCGTCAAGAATTTGCCTGAAAGCGAACGCTTAGCAATGGTTGAAAATCAACCTAGACCACCTCAAGGCGTGATCTATTCTGAATGGACTTCAAGCCATGTTTTGAGCAATTGGGATTATCATCCATCTATGTCATCAAGGCTTGTCATCGACTTTGGTTTTAGAAAGCCTTCCGTTTTGATCTTGGCACATGATCCAACTTTAGAAGCTGATATCATCTGTGCTGAAATCAATCCTCAAGAAATCACACTCTCAGAGCTTGCCAAAGAAATCTTAAAGGTAGCTTGCCCTCGTGATCTAGCTAGACGATATCCCAATCGTATTTTGCTAGACGGTGCAAGCGGCGATAAAGCTGGATCAGCTAGATCAGATCGTACAGCCCAATCAGCTTTTCATGAGCTTTCA